GAGTATTTTCACATAGAGGGTTAAGACTACAAAGTGAAGAAGAAAGGTGTATTCGTATGAGTGTTTTACGCCCCCTTGTATTTGTATGAGTTTGAAAGTGGTATACATTTCGTCCCATTTATCTATGATTTCATCCCACGTGACCCAGTTATCTTCTTGTTTCTTCGTTTTTTTGCCTTGGACGAGTTTGTGTTCTCTCGCCACCCTCATCATTCTCTCGTGATACATATCTATCCTCTGGAGCATCTCGTCATCAGGAATAGGATATGTAAGTTTGAGTGCGGAATGGATGGATGTGTAATAAACCCGCTGTGTATTTTTTGAGTATTTCGTTAGTTTTTTTTCAACCTCCTCAAAACAGAAGAGATATTGAAGATTATCAACCGGCTTTTCGTCATTTAAAATTTCTAGGTTGCGTAAATAACAGACCCTAGAGGTTTCAGCGAGACCGTATTCAGTCATTTTTGCGGACAGTTCGTCCATAAAAGGAGTGGATTTGAAAGAGCGAGGCATAATGTATCCGAAGGCGATATACATTATACAATTTTTCGTTTTATACCTGATTTAGATAATTACCCAGCCCAGCGATTTAGAAGAAACCGGCGCGAGGGACATAAACGCGGAAATGGCAAGTGCCGACGAAGGCACCGACGATGGCGCCTGCTTCATCAACAGCGTTAAGGGTGAGGATGGCGGTGGCGGGAGGCCCTGCGGCGAATGCGACGCGACCAGCATATTTAGCACCGATGGTAGTGGGACCACCGGCGGCGGGGATGGCGGGAATGACATACCACGCTTCAACTATACACGCGGCGGCCTGTGCGGCGGAAGTGATATTCAAAGGATTAAGGTTTACAGCGATGGAACCACCAACGAAAGGTTGCGCGGGGGTGCCAGCAGTCCCGAGAATAACATCGTAATTTGCGGGGGTAAGACCAGCGTAAGACCCAGAAGCATAGGAAAAATTGGTTCCAGCACCAGCACCACTCGCGGCGGGGATGGCGAGTTGTGATACACCGAGAGAATTCAAGGACATTTTCGGATTATGTTTTATGGTATTAATATTCAGTTGTTTTTATATATAATTTCGTATAAAAACATCCACATCGGTATATAAACAACAAAGATGGATAGACCAAGCAATCCGGAGGCATCCGCGGTTTTTAATGAACCGAGCGGTAGTTCTAAACTGAAGAAAATCATAACCGAGCCGATGAGTGATGCGGATATTGAGTTGTATTTGCCACAGGCGAAGGTGCTGATGTTTCGCGAACTAAAAGGCTACCCGAATATACAGGCGATATTGAAGCGTCCGAGAGATTATTTTGTATTGTTATACGAACACACGCCACAGAACGGTCACTGGGTGGCGGTTTTGCGGTATGGGAATACAATAGAGTTTTTTTGCCCTTATGGGACAAGCCCGTATTCACCGAACTCCTGTTTAGAGTGGAACACACCAGAGCAGAATGCGGTGGTGGACGCGACGTCTAATTATCTTGAGACGATGTTAAATCAAGCGGAGAAGGATGGTTTCAAGGTGATATATAACAAGATGGATTTACAGAATAAGAATGGTAATGTGAATACGTGCGGAGCGTTTGTGGTGTTTCGTGTGCTGTGCCTGATGGAGGATGATATGAACCTCTCGGCGTTTCAAAAAGGGATGAAGAAAATCCACACCGCGACGGGGTTGAATTATGATGAGATAGTGGCGGACGCGATAGAAATTCGCGAATAGCGAATTTATCGTAGATGAAATTCGCGAATAGCCCTTAATTTGAAAAAGTCGCGCCGAATGAAGCCAGAATAACGATACGCTGGTCGGTGTCTCCGAATTGAACCACAGTTCCGGTAGCAAAATTATTCCTAGACGCTAGTGTGATGGTTTTCCAGTTATTCGCAGGGGCGAGGGCGGATACAAAAGGTAAGGCAAGGGTGGTAGTAATAGAAACAGGAGCCGATGATGCGAAATAAAGATAGTAGTTAGTAGGAACTGCGGAGGCTAAAGAAGCCTGATGAAAGAATGCTGGAAGGATGCCGGTTGTGGTATCTATGAAGCAATTTTGAAGGCGGACAGCACCGTTTAAATCAATAAAGTCGGGGGTTTGAACTTTATAACAAAAATTATCAGCACCGCTGTTATGACCGACTATATAATCAAGAGTAGCACCAGTTTCAGATGAAAATCCAGTAGCGACGGCTGGAAGTTCGGTAGCGGGGGTGATGAAAAGGGTAGGGGTGGTTGCCATATTCGTCAAATCAAATGTATAGACGGGGTATGTAGGAGGAGAGGTGGAGTTATCAACATTACATCCGAAATAACAGGATGCCGGAGATGATAATTCAAAACCAGCGTTAACCGATGAGGGAGGGATAAAGCCATTAATTAGGGAGGTGGTTAAGGGGGCTAATGTATTATCGTTAAAAGCAAGATAGGGGCAAGTATTACCCCCGATGACATTAAAAAGGCCACCGAATACAACTCGGTCATCCAGCACCCATATTTTATTGACGTCAGCATCAGCGTCTATGAAACTGTTCCAGCGGTCAGCGGGGGGGATGGTTCCGTTTTGACAAAAAACGGCGGTTCGTGAAGCGGGTTGTGAAGATGAGCCGACGATGTTTTGAAATTTGCCCCCTAATATAAAAATCGGTTGCGTTGCGGGGGTATAATATGTATTGGATTGTGCGTTGATAGTCGTCACTACACCATCTACACCGTAAAACCCGTTAGCATCAGACATAGTAAGGGGGACAATAACAGACGTGACAGCATCCACACAAAGAAAGTTTAATACGGCACTTGGGTAAAAGTTTGAGCCATCATAAGTATCACTCGGAGTTGCCGCAAAAAAACCGCCGACCGCGACGGTATCGGGGTAAAGTGGTGAATTATATAGGACATTAATAAAATAGGATGAATTAGTAGGGAAAGCGATGTAATTAAAAAAACCTGAACCGATAGCCGTGACTACATCATTTATACCCGCCCCGCATCTTATTTCGCACCTACCTTGGATGTGATTATAACCACCGACGATTGTTTGGCTGATTGATGTTTTGTAAAGAATAGCGGTGATGGTAAAGTTAGGGGTGCTAACGGCGGTTAATTCGTTTGCGCCGTCTCCTGCTGAATTGATAAAGATAACTTGCTGGCCTTCACGCTGGATTTCTGATACGGGAAAATTGTTGCTTGGTGCGGTTAGGATGGGTTGGTAAGTAGATTGATAAACTTGGTCGGCATAAGGGGTTGTTACTTTACCGTAGTGTAATTCGTTTGACATATTCATTATCCCTTGATTTGAAATGAGAGATATTGATGTGTTTGCCGTTGTTGTGAACGAACCGGTTGTATTATTTTGAATAGTGCCACCAGCGTTGGCGGTTAAATTAATACCACCAGTAGTGGCGGTTTGCGACATAGCACCTTTGGATGTGAGGGTCATAGTCCCTGTGCCAGCAGAAGCAGAAGTAGTAATCGTCATATCCCCAGAATTGGTGACGATGTTATTTCCGTTCATATCAAGAGGGCGAAAGGAGTTATTTTCGTTATCAGCACCATTCAAACGAAATACCAGCGATTTACCCCCATTAACGCAACTATAAAAATCTAATGCTCCATCCACTCCGCCACCACCACCAGCGGAGGTAATGACACTTTCAATACCGCCGAATTGTCTTTTAGTTCCAGTATTATCCTTTCCATAAAAGTTCAAAGCAGACACAATATCATTCGTAGCACCTGTTTTATTTTTATAAAAATCAACATTAACACCGCCAGTTGTAGCATTTGAGTTTGTGATACGCACAGAAGGATTTGCCGACCCTCCTGCGGTTGCCTGCTGAACGTGTAAACCACCAGCACCAGATACAATAACGTTAGCATCCTGCCCTGCGGAGGGTGTTAAATCAATTTTATTACCAGCAGTTAGTCCTAAAACCCCCTGTGTGGATATTGCGAGGTCTCTCGCCGTTCCACCGCCGACTGTGAGATGCTCTATCTTCGCCGTCCCCACTAAATCGGCTGAAACCTCTAATAAATGTCCTTGTCCTGTGACGACGTCTGTGCTTCCTAATCCGAGTATAGGGTCGCCTCCCCCCGATGTAAGGAGTTGTGCTACTGCGGTGTTTGCTCCGACGGCCGTATATTGCTTATCAATCCCTAACGCGTTAATGGTTAAACTTTGAACCCCGTTAACGGCGGTTATGTCTTGAGTGCCGAGCGCGAGGGTGGCCGTTAGGGGGCTTTGAAGACTGACGACGGGTGCGACGGTAGTAGGAGATACGGTTATATTATTTCCGCCTGTGACAGAGACAACGCTTCCACCGCCCACCATCGTATCCAC